CATATCAATATATTGTGGGTCTGATTGTGGACTTAATACGTTTGCACTATTCGGTATTGCTTCATGTTTAGCATCTATTCTAAATTGTTTATCGGTGCTTTTTATTCCAACCCATTCACCATCTTCATTTACAATTCCTGTATTAACTGCTGGATAAACAGCCTGATTAACGTTTACATAACCTTCTAATGGAGTTTGCCCAACTTGTTCACCAGTTTTGGAATATGGTGCGTAAACTTTTCTTATTTCCATTTGATCAAATCTAAGCAAAAACTAAAGTTACTGACATTTGAGCTTCGCCCATATCAGCATCCATAGCTCCAGCTATTGAAACTTGATTACTTGCTGTTACAGGTATTGCTACATCTAATGCAAATGGTAAAATTGTCATACCTGCAGAAGTTTCAGTTCCTACATTACATGCAGCACCAATTGTAATGGTTTGTTGTTCACTTAATCCATCACCAGTCAATTGAATTGCGAAAGTGCAATTATCTTCAGTTGCAGAATTTTGACTTACAGCTGCTATGATACCAACTATAGCCGATGTCGAAGCAGGAACCTGAACGCTGGAACTGGTGCTTTGACCATAAAGTGACCCTAAATTACTAAAGGAATCTGCTGATGTTATACTGCCTTCTCGTACTCGATATGATGCCATTGTTTACACTCTCACGGCTATTGGGCCTAACTTTGCCAGTCTACCTGTAGAAAATCCTTTAGTCAACATCTTAGCAACTGTCCCAGCTGCCAAAACACCAATTATTTTAGTTTTGTTAGCCATTACATTTGTTTGTAATGCCTGGAGTCCACCAGCTATATTGCCTCCGAGAGCTGCCTTAACTGCTGGTATTGCTCCTGAATCATTTATTAATGATAAAGCAACGCCAGTTTCGACAGCACTTATAGAGAATACTTTAGGTGCTTTTCTTCTACTGTTTTTTTTACGCCTATAAACCATATACCCAAAAATGGGTAGCTCTACTTAAGCTGAACTACTCAATATTGAGTATGCTCAAGCACGTTTTATAGGATTTTGTATTATTCCTAAATGCCTGACAGCGTTCAGACATCCAAAACAAACAACAATGGTAGAACAAAAACGTATAGCATACATAGAAGAGGTCGAGAAAATGAAAGGCCTTAAAGCAGGACAATCAGCAGTAATCAAGTTTAGAGGTTCAGCTGACATAGTAACAATCAGTTACAAGGACAACAATGGATATGAAGTTGAAAAGGAAAAACATCACTTTCCTATAACACTTCTCTCTCATCCTGAATATCCTCATCTAAAGGAGTCAGGAAGCGACATGGTTTGGGAAACTGTTTGCTTAGAGGCTGTAGCATTAAATGGTGCTTTGCCTGAAATAGCAAATGCAAAGGGTGGCAAAGACCCAATCATCAAATGCTTTGAAAAAGGAAGCTGGGAAATTCAATGCCGTGATGATGGCAAAATAAAATTGTGGATGTTGGAGTAATTAATTATTAACTTAAGCTTTAACGCACCAATTTAATTTAAGCACTAATAAAGGATTAGTAGTCCTTGAGTAGTGAATGTGGTTTGGATGTTCTACATTTGCTATTAGAAACGCTGCAAGGCACCTATTTTGGCCTATTACAACTTAAACAAGTCTTTGATTGGTTTAGGAATTAACTTGTTTAGGGCTGGTTTTGGCTGTTTTTTTGCTGTTTTCTCACTTTCTGGAGTCATAAATGCCCCTATTCCAGCCTTATTTGCAGCATACTCGACCAACATTGATGCCCAGTCCCCAGATTTTGCTGCTTTTCTCAAATTATCTAATGGATTTAATGCACTTGCTTTTTTTGTCATTGAACCAACTGAACCAAAAAAGGAACTTTGAAAGTCCTGGAGTTTATCATGCATTCTGTCATCAATTTCATCAATAACTGGTGTTAACCTTTCAACTAACCATTCATGGTCATCAAATTTTTGTTCCCATTCAGCAACCACCCATTGACGCAAAATAAAACGGTATAATGCAAGGATTATGAATATTTCACCAACAAATAATATGATTAAATCAGGATTCATGTTTAAACTATCCTATATAATAAAAGTAAGTTACTTGATCTAATTTTTTTGTGCTTAAAATCTTTTTCAGCCATATTTAGGTATATAAACAAAGTTCAAACCCTATTCCAGTCATTTTGATCGATGTATGGTGGTTTTGTGCAACCTGCAGCTTTCATGCCTTTTAGTTTTTCACGTTTACCAATTCCCAATAAAGTGATGGCCACAACATTCCAGGAAGGAGTTTTATCAACTCTTTGTTGTAATTCCACTAAATCATATTCATATTGTTCACATAAGCTGACACTTTCACCAAAAACCTCTGCAGCCCTACCTGTAACCTCTGTTAAGTCAACTCCTGTAATTTCTTTACCCAAAGCAAACCCAGCATCAATACTGCCTGTAAACATTCCTGCTGGGATTCCTTCAGCAAATTCCTTAATATCAGTCCAGGACTCTTTGACAGTTTCTTTAATTTCATCTTTGAATAAAAATGCCATGCCTCCAATAGCCAAAGCGATTGTAGGAATACCAACTGCCAAAGCTGTATTTTTTGAACTGCTACCGTTTTGACTTTCCAATAATTTATCCAAAGCACGTTTTTGTGCTGCAGATAATTTTCTAATCTCAACTCCTGCTGGAACTGCTGTTAATGGCATTATAATCCACGTAACGCTTTCTTAACATTTTCAGATTCTTTGTAAATTGCTATTTCTTCAGGAGTTATGTTAACAACAATATTTTGTTCATCCCATCCTTCAGGATAGGTTAATGCTGTTAATGATTCAGCAAAAGACTTTCCAACTACTGCAGGTTTTTTGGGTTCTACTGGCAGAACTATTGACGTTTCTTCAGCTTTTCTGCCAAAGATGGTGAACTTTCCCGACGGAGTTTTCATTAATTCTGACAGTAGTATAAATTCAAGTATCATTTTTTACGCCCAGCTGGGGTTTTTCTAAATGCTACACCCATTTTTTTTAAATTAAGTTTACCTGAACGCAATCTAAAACGTGGCTTTGTGCTATTTGCTTTAACGTATTTATTCCATGCAGAAAGTTTACGTTTAACTTTTGGTTTTGTGCTTAAATTACGTCTGTTTTTATAGGATCGAGTACCAGTTCTATAACTACTCATTATTACATCATATATTTGGTCATAAGCATCACCAATATCCAGGCCTTCATACTTGAAGTCATCCATTATTTCAAACACTTCAGCCCTTGCTGTTATTCGTGGCATTTATACAACTCTCATAGTTGCAAGTTCAATATTAGATTCGCCACCACTATTGTTTCCAATCTTAAACTGTAATAGCCTTTGCCCTCTTAACCTATCTTGAATACAAAATATATTCCATACATCAGCTGTTAAAGATTCAGCAGTATCTATAAACAAGTTATTCATATTTTGATTATTACTACTTGTTGAATCTGCTGCTGATACTCCAACTAAGTTAGCTGCTGCATTAACTGGTGATAGATTAGCAAAAGCGTTTACATCTGGCCCCATTACTGCAGTAATAGCAAAGTTTCCTCCATTACTTACTTTTAATCCAATAAACAAATCGTTAAAACCTGTCATATCAATATATTGTGGGTCTGATTGTGGACTTAATACGTTTGCACTATTCGGTATTGCTTCATGTTTAGCATCTATTCTAAATTGTTTATCGGTGCTTTTTATTCCAACCCATTCACCATCTTCATTTACAATTCCTGTATT